GGCCGGGATGATGCAATGCTGCCCGCGGCGCCCAAGTCTTTCACCTTCGGGAACGCCTGGCGCCGCGGGCAGCATTGCATCATCCCGGCCGACGCCATCTTCGAACCCGACTGGAGATCCGGAGCCGCAGTGGCCACGCGCTTCACCCCGGCCGACGGCGCGCCGCTGGGGATTGCCGGCCTCTGGGATCGTTGGCGCGACGCAGCCGGCCAGGTACACGAGAGCTACACCATGCTGACCATCAACGCGGACGATGATCCTCTGTTCAGGGACTACCACCAGGCCGGGAAGGAAAAGCGGATGGTCGTCATCCTGCCCGACGGCGCCTACGGCGACTGGCTGACCGCGCCGGCCGAGGCAACCCGCGAATTCCTCGTGCCGTTCCCCGCGGAAAAGCTGGTCGCAACGCCGATGAAGTGACCCCGGTTTTCGTGGAATATACTGGATGCATAGCCAGTGTTTTCCGCCATGCCGTTCAAACTACCACTCACCCACGCCGACCTGCGGACCATCCGCGAGCGCCAGCCCTGGAACGCCGACGTGATCGCCCTTCTATGGGAGGTCAAGCGGCTGCGCTCGGTCCTGCTGCGTGCCTATCAGCTATCGGACGACTTCAAGCGTCCGGCCGGCATTACGGGCGGCCTCTACGACGATTTCATGACGGGCCTGCGGGAAGAGCCTTGTGTCATCGAGCGCGACCAGGACGTACAGGAAATGATGGAAGCGCCCAACAAGCTGCGCAAGGGGATGGCGCCACGGTAGTGGGCGACGGGGTGGCGCTACCGCTTATGCCAATGAGCAACGCGCGGTACGCTAGAATCGTAACAATAGTGATCATTCTGGCGTTCGGAATAACATGAAAGAGACGATAGAACAACTTGAGGAAAAGAAGCGTCGCCTAGAACTGGAGCGTGAAATCGCCAAACTAGAGCGCACCCAAAGAGCCGGCTCATTCGCCTCTCGAATTCCAAAATGGCTTGCAATCCCACTGGCTGCACTCGGAGTCTTTTTTCTCTTCGGCGCCACAATGGAGCGTAGTCCGGCACCGTTTGTCCTTTTCGGCGTAATCTTATTGGCGCCGCTGGCGATCCGTCTCGTGTTTGCGCGCGCCAGTAAGGTTGACGAAGCTTCCCGCAGATAGCAGCGCCCGCGCGTTCAAACTATTTAGGCCACCCATCGACAATAGCGCCGTGCCGCGCTGCACACTCACCATACTGCAATACCAAGGCCATGTAGCTACGCGCGAAATCGTCCCAGCTATCGCTGGTCACCTCGGGAATCGGCGGACACGCCTGCCCCAGGTTTGCCGGCAGAATTGGCCAGGCGGCCGGCTTCGTTGATGCGCTGCATCCGGTGAGCGTCAATACGGCAACCAGCAGGCAAAGGGCTTTGAACTTCGACACGGGTGTACCTCTCGATGATCTTGGGCTGAGCGTCACGCAGCACCACCAGGGCGTCCTCCAGGTTGCTGGAGATCCCGCCCAGGCGCGCGGTCTGCGTCTTGAACTCGGTGAGTTCGGCCATTGCGTGATCGGCGTTCGCCTTGTCGATGCCAGCCTGGTATTGACTGGCTCCGTACCAGAACACCCATGCGCCCGCGCCAGCCAGTACGACGACGCCCGCCAGAACCGCCGCGGCGTAGCCCTTCCAGCCGACCAAGCTGGCAACGTTCGACAGTGCGCTCATGACTGCACCTCGGCTACAGCCTGGCGGTAGAGGTCCGGCCAGGTTTGCGGGTGCGGTTTGCCCGGGCGCCAGGTGCGCAGGTACAGCGACCAGGCGGCATCCGCGTCACCCACGGCCGGCAGACGGCCAGAATCGCTCCATAGGAGCAGCCGCGCCAATCCGGCCGCCAGCACGTCGTCATGCTCGATGGCGTCCCAGATAGCGACGTCGCGCGCTTGAACGCCCCGGGCCTGGTACAGGCGCGCGGCTGCGGCGCTGGTGGCCGGATGCAGCCGGACGCCATGCACCATGCCGCCGCCCTGCTCCGCTTGCCAGAAACTCTTGGCCGGGCCCGTCGGGCGCGGCGGGTTGCCCACGAGCTGGCGCCGATGTTCGAACCGGCTTTCCTGCAAGCCGATGGCCAGCAGCATCACGCGCGCGGCCGGCGTGTCCATCTTGGCCGGCAGCAGCGCCAGCGCGGGTTCGATACCTGTCTTGATGATCTCGGATAGGTTCATGGCTTCGGGGTCCTGATGTGCTTGGCCGTCACGGCGGCCACGTAGAAGGCGGCAGAGGCCGCCAGGGCGGCGTCGCCGGCACTTGCCCAGCCCGACACGAAGATGCGGCATGCCGCACCGGTTGCGGTGAGGCAGACGGCTGCCAAGCCCACGCGCTCCAGCGTCGTGTCTTTGATCGACTTTGAGAACACCGCCAGCACAGCGCCGCCGGCGACCACAAGCCAGCAGACGAAGGCCAGGACGGCCCACAAGGTGATGTAGATCTTGGTGTCCATGTCAGGCCCCTTTACCGCGTACGCGATCGAGTACTGCTTGCCACAGCGCGCCGATAGGCGCTTCCTGCACGGCCTGCCACATGCGAGACATGATCGCCATGCCCAGGAAACCGCAGAGGAAGCCCGACAGGCCCTCGGGAATACCGAGGAACTGCGCCAGCCACGGAGACCCGTAGTAGGCCAACACGGCCCCGGTTGCCGCCATGCTGGCTTTGGCCGTACGAGATCCTTGCAGGAACCGCATGGACACCATTGCGCCGATAACTCCGGCCAGCTTTGCCGCGAGGGCGTCGAAATCTTGGATGTTCAATCGCGTCCCCTATAGACGAAAAAAACCCGCATAGCGGGCACGTAAAACCACGAAATTCTGATTTGCGTTACAACTCTGGGCTTTTGCCCCATGAAACCCTGGTCCCGCCGTCAGCCCCGCCGCAAGTCCACGCCCACCCTGGCTGAAGCGCTGACGCGCTATTTGGTCGAGGTTTCATCCACAAAGAAGGGCCATACTGCGGAACAGTCGATCGCACGCACCTGGCGCTCTACTCGCTTGGCTATCAGGCCGGTCGATCGGATTCGCAGCTCCGATTTAACCGAGCTGCGCGACGAGTGGCTGAAGGACAGGGCACCCGCCACCGTAGTACGGCGGATGGCCTTCCTGTCCCACGTCTACACAGTCATCCGGAAAGACTGGGGCTTCGACCAGTTGGCCAATCCGGTGCAGTTGGTGCGCCGGCCAACAGTGGACGACGCGCGCGACCGCCGGCTGTTCGACCGCATCACGTTGCGCGGTGTTTCCGACGACGACTGCCCCCGTAAGGAACTGGAATGGATCATCCGCGCCACCAGGTCGGCCGAGCTACCCACCATCCTCACGGTCGCCAAAGAAACCGGCATGCGCCGATCAGAGGTGGTCGGGATCCAGCGCGAGCACCTCGACCTCATGCACGGCGTAGTGCATTTGCCGCACACAAAGAACGGACGCTCGCGTGACGTGCCCCTGACTCCACGGGCACGCGAAGCCCTACGCCGCTGGGTCACTGGCAAGCCAATGCGCGGTCGCATCTTCACAATGCAACCAGGCTCCGTTACCCGGGCCTTCATTCGAGCTCGCCGGCGGGCCCGACTACGCTACGAGGGCATTTGCCGTCAATATGGCCGCAGGCCGAACACCGCCTACTTCCGCGACCTGCGGTTTCATGATCTGCGACACGAAGGCACGTCCCAACTCGCCTCGGTGTTCCAGATTCACGAACTGGCCAAGGTCAACGGCAACGTGGACACCCGCATGCTGTTGCGCTACTACCACCCGCATGGCCGCGAGCTGGCACAAAAGCTTACCCGTAGTCCCCTGGGCCGGCGCCAACTAGAAGAAATGCGCCGCGAGCGCGAGATCGAGATGGAGACTCTGCCCCTCGCGGCATGACCCTTAGGCATCCGCGCCGACGTCTATGGCGGGACGCGGCGGCTCCACTTGCGTCAGCCACGCCGGCAAGGTTCCCCAGCCCGGGTAGCTGACTTTGCCGCCAGCGCCGTCATGCTCGGCGCCGATCGAGTACGGCGCACCCGTCTCCACCACCCACAGCGGCGTGGTGCGATAGTCGGCGACCATAACCCAAGCATCGCCAACACGTCGTGGCCATTCTCCTGCAGGCGGTGCCGGCGGCGCATCCTCGAAAGCGCCATACGGGATATTGAAGGAGCCAGGCGTCAACGCCAGCTCGTTGGCGACGGTCTCGTACAAAAACAGGCCGTCGTCGTTGGCCTGGTATACGGTCTTCTGCATATAGATTTCTCCAAAATGTAATTTGCACTGCAAATGCGAGACTGCTCGGGTCACGGCAGGTCGGGGCCACACAGGACCACTCGCACCTTTTGCCCGCAGAGCGCAATATTCAAGGAGCCGGCGGGGCCGTTTCGCGGAACGCTGACAACTATGGAGCGATTTCAACTGGTGGCATGTCAACGGGTGGCGGCTTTACGGAAACTCGGCCCGTGAACGCCGCCTATCACCCCCGCATCCATGCATAGCGTCACTTTCACTGCAAATGCAAGGGCGTTGGGGGCACGGCAGGCCGACGCCCTTCAACGAATCCAGGGAAGCTTTGGCGCCGTGGACGGAATTGTTGCCTGGCAGGACATAGCT